TCTGTTGGAGCCTCGTGCATATCTCCTATGCACTCCTCACGCAAAGCTGATATTACATTTATGAAACGAGCAAAAGACTCGTGGTTGTGTAGTGACTGTATGTCTTTTTCTAAACTCACTGAGCCATGCTTTGGGTTTGAACTCCACCCATCTGGGCAGGTGCTGTACCAATTCTACCTATTTGTGCGTTCTCAGCTTGTTGCATAGAGAACTGATATTGGCCCATATACTTTTGCAAACGCTGCGAGAAAGCAGGATCGCCTTGCATACGTTGGGCAATATCCGGTTGCTGCAAATATTGCTGAATGATACCCATAGCCGCTTGAGCACCGTTTGCACGCGCAGGAACCTCGATTCCCGCATAAATTTTTGATAAGTCATCTGTAATATCTTTGAGAATTTGCTGCTGTGCAGCTTCTACTGGTTGAAGAACACTATCAGCCAAAACCGGATCTACGCTTCCAGCAATTAGTGTTACTAAATTATCTACGTTTATTCTTCCATTCCTGTCCAACTGAAGCAAAGAAATCATGGAGTTTAGTTTGTTCTCCTGTTTTTCTGGGTCAGTGTTCTGAACATCATAGGAAATTGTTATATCAAAGCTTTCGTCTGGGTTTCCTTTGCTAAACATCTGAGGATCTGGAACACCAGTAACCTGAAAGAAAACACTGTCTGGGCCAAAACGCTGAAAGCATTTGTAGCACATCCCTATGACGTTAGAGCAATGTGTTAAAAATTTGTCTACCAAGAACTGCTGTCTTATCTGGCTAACTGGACCTTCACGATCCAAACCAACAAGCCTATCGGCCTGAGCTTCTTGGGTTTTCTCCATCTCAACCGATCCTTGGTTGTACACCGGAGTAGGACCAAACTCAAAGTCTCCTTTGCGGCGATATGGTATCATTCTACCGGGACCCCAATCCGTGGGAGCCTGCCCAACTGGGTGCATTATTGGCGGAACGGTAGAAAGACTGTTCCTGTCAATTCGGCTGTCACGCTCAACCTTCACTTGGTTCTGTATGCCACGCAGCAAGTCAGGGATGGTCATCGTGTCATACAACCTTTTGCTATCCTCGGACAGCTTGGTAACTATTACCGGGTAGTCCTCATATCCGTTTAGCAGTTCAAACTTTGCATAACCCGGTATACCCGGCATTCCGCTAAACTCACGATGGAACACTGTGCAATATATTCCTTCGGAACCATCTTCTTTGTCTATCAATCTTTGGTAACCGTAAACAATTTCAATAAGCTCCTCAGCCTCATAGGCATTATCGGTAAGACTAAGAGATCTGCGTCCTTCTTGCTCACGCTCGATAGAGTCTATGTTCACTCCACGGTAACGATCAATGACGTGCTCTACAAAATTTTCATCCCAACCATCAGTAATCACTTTGTTCTGCAACTCCTGTGGTGTGTAATAGGTTTTCCAAAAACAATATGGAGCCCGCTGAGGATCGGTAACATACGGAGGAAAAATAAAGTCTCCGTCTGGGGCTAACGTCTTTACCTCTGGAGCATTTACTTGTCGCCTGACTATTGGAAGTTCGGCAACTCCTAGTTCCCTTAAATCTGATAATGCTTTATTGGCCCTAGCTTCAGAAACACCATCAAAGCTAGACTGCAACATTCTAACAACCTGATCGTTGTCATTTTCAGAAACAATCATTTCGCCTAACTCAGGGTTGATTGCAGATATTTGCTCTAAACTTAGGCTTTGCAGAAAAGATCTATCTTCTCTATGCCATCCCACATAAGTAATTAAAATTCCACGCTCTAAAAGGTAATTAGCCCCTAGTTCCATTTCCTGTTTAAATCGGTTAATGTAACCAGATTTAACCATCCATTTTAAAAAATTTGTAACTACCTTGCTCCTTGCAACGTCTGCCACCTCTACAGGAAATGCTCGGATGTTTGCCCTGTTCATTGCAGACAAAAACAAAGAAACCAATCTGGTTATACGTTCGTCAATAACATGGCTCTCCATGTCCGAGGCTCCCTCCCAAGGAAAGGCGTCTGCTCCGTGCTTGCGAAGATCTCTACTCTTGCCGGGCCACCAGTTACGGCGGTCATCATAGCTGCTTCGGCATAAATCAAAGTATGCCTCAAGTTCAGTAACAGACTGATCATAGGCGTACCTAAGAGATGTAATGTCGGGATCGTCACTAACGTATGTTAGAGACTCGGAAATAGAATCATTTTGCATTGAGCTTGCCTTTGATGTTGTGGAAAACGTGATAAAAATATTGCTCGTTGGCTCCTATCTTATCACATAACTCGCTGGATTTTATTGAGTAAAGCTCATCGTGGGTAGCTACTTTGCACAAAATCTCCCAAGCAAGCAGTCTATCTATCTGCTCACATATCCATTGACGGTTCATTGTGATGTCATCTGACGTATCTGTAGGACACTCCAACTTCATCTTCAATAGCCTCTATTTTAATATTTTTACCAACCAAGGCTTTTCTTAATTTTCTAGGAACACACACCGGAACCTTCTTATCAATTTCCTTAATTAAAGCGTATATGTATCTGGGATTTGCAGCAGACTTTATAACATACCCTTTGTAGTGTTTGGGAACAATCTCAGGAATGTCTACAGCCATACGCAATATTTCTTGTCCATCTTCATTAATCCACAATGCCTTACCACCTTTTCCCGTAACCATCGAGGAACACAACTTTGATTTAGCTAGGCTAACTAAATTATCTACATCAGCATCAAGCTCCTCAGCTAGTGCTCCTATCCTAATCTTCGGCATTAATATCCTCCTTTTGATTTGCTCGTTGTTAGCAAGCTTCTGTTCTCCATGTGATCTGGGCCTTCTCCTCCATTTGCCATTCGCAAATAACGTATTAGATCAAAAAAATCTTTAAGAGCCTCATCCGCTTTACCTTGTGAATTATAATTTAATAAACTGTCAATCAAATTCCCACATTCCCTGTGTATGTAACACAATGGCCTGTTGGCAGCATCTATTGGATCGTTTGGATTGTAGGTAAACCACTCGTCAACTGCACTAATACCAACCTCTTCCATTCGTCCGTCAGATGGATGGAAAAGCATTCCATATTCATCAAACAACATAAACAAATCTTCATTGTTGTCATTCTCCCTAGCAAAATACCTAGAGTCCCCTATACGCTCAAAAACATCTATACCAAGAGTGTCCTCAATCTCTCGGAACAGCTCAGCATATCTTTCTACGTTTAGTCCTAGTTTCTTTGTTGCTGGCCCCACTTTCCATTTGGGATCACCAAACATAGCCCACTCTCCATAGGTATCCCTATCGGGCCACTCCCGGCGAATGTAAACATAGCCGTCCCGATCCACAGCAGCCCATATAGCAGTGAAGTTGCGAGCACCGGCAGGGTCAACCACCTGATAACAAGTGAACCTGCTTTTGTCCGATATGTCGGGAAAGGACATACCATACTTATTCTTTTCCTCACCAAGAACATTAACCTCTGTATTGAAAAGCGGAAGCAACGATGTTACACTTTTTACAGGAACACCATAAGCTCTAACCAATATTTCTTCTTCCGGCCTGTCCCGCAAGTCCTTAGCTATACGCTCATACCCACCAAACGGGTTTTCATCCGAATGCAGGTAGACCACCGAAGCATCACGTTTCGGGCTATATTGCTGTACTGGAAGTTCTCGGTTAAGAAGAATTGCCTTCCTCGTCTTTAATGTTTCGGAACCTTTTAAATATTCGGATATAAACGGAGTGTACCCATTGATCGGGGTGAAAGCTATTAGCATCTTGGAATTCCTAGTAGCCAACCGAAAACGCAAAGTGTTTATCAAAGCATCGTCACCAAGATATTCGTCTAACCACGTTCCAATGTTCAAGTTGTCCCCAGACCTAAACCCAAACTCAAAACCCTCCAATATGGTTTGGTTATTGGAAAACTGGGTGTAGGTTTTAAAATCCACCCTAGTCCTAGTATCAGGAAAAATAAAGCTGCTTCCGGTAAACCCATTCTGCATGGAGTAGTTTATGTAGCCCTCAATACTCTTGGTCTTCTTCTTAAACTCCTTGGGCATCATCTCCCACACCGCAGCTTGCTGCACCTTTACGCTGGTATCAGCGTTCTGGGAAAAACAAACAACATGACCATCTGGGTTGTTTATCACACTCTCCATGACAATTTTGGCACAGCCAGTTGTCTTGCCACTCCGGTTTCCCCCCAAACACAGACACTCGTTGT